CGCTGACAAGGAAACGATACTGGGCGCAACAGGCGCGTGCTTTGATGCCACATCTGAGGCCAAAGTCATGTTTGACAAATACGAATCCGCAACCCCCCTTCAATAACTTAACTTGGAAACATTATGCAAACTACTATGTCTTACAACGAAACCGTTGACTTCATCTGTGCCGTGGGCACGGAGGTAACCCCGATCGTGGAAGGCCACATCGGTTCTGGTAAATCATCTTTGATACACGCTATCGGCAAGCGATTCCCCAACCACCGCAAGGTGTACATGGACATGACTGTGATGCACGAGGGTGACTTTCGTGTACCTGCGGTCAACCATACAACCAAGACCACCGAGTTCTACTACAACGAATCGTTCGGCTTGGGTGACGATGTACCTGTGATTCTGATGCTAGATGAGTTCGGCAAGGGGTCACGTTCAGCGCAAGATGCGGCACTACCACTGCCTGTTGAGAGACGGCAAGGCCACAGGTATTTGCACAAAGAATCTTTTGTGTTCATGACCACCAACCTAGGTGGCGAGGGTGTAGGCGATATGCTCAAGCCCCATCACCGCAATCGTCTGACCTCTGTACGCATGGCCAAGCAGACAGGTGACGAGTGGGTTGAGAACTACGCCAAGGCTAACGGCATTGCACCCGAGATCATCATGTGGGTGGGTGAGCGACCTGATGCCCTGCACTCGTACGAGATGTACGATAACCCTGACGACAACCCGTTGATCTACCACCCCAAGGCACAGCGGTCAGCGTTCGTGACACACAGATCACTGGAGCAAGCATCCAAGATCATCAACAAGCGTCACTTGTTTACACCCAATGCGTTGGAGACAGCACTCATTGGTACGATCGGTGCGCCTGCTGCCCTTGATATCCAGTCATGGATTGCGATGGGTGACTCGTTACCCAAGCGTGCCGAGATCATCAACAGCCCTGACACAGCCCGCCTGCCTGACCAAATACCAAGCAGGTTGATGCTTGCGTACCAAGCCTTGAACTGGGTTGAAGAAGATACGCTTGACTCATGGATGACGTATATGTCCCGTATGCAACGTGAGGTGCAAGCCTTGTTCTGCACCAGCGTCATCAAGAAAGAAAGCAAGCAGTTTGTTCTTGACAACGATCAGTTCACCAAGTTCGCAATCGCCAAGCAATACTTGTTTGCGTGAGGCAACCATGAATACACACATTACACCTTCACAACGCCTTGAGCGTGCTCACGTATCCTTGCTACGTGACAAAGAATATATGTGGTTGGTGGGCATCATCCCTATGGGCAGGAACGAAGTGGTGGATGACCCCCAGATAACCGCACGTACTGACGGCCTCAACACCGAGTACGGCAAGCAGTTCATTGAGAAGCTGACCGATGCTGAATTGATGGGGCTTGTGCTCCACGAGAAGATGCACTGCGCGTTCAAACACCTGCGTACTTGGGCTTACCTGCATGATGAAGATCATGAACTTGCAAACATGGCGTGCGACTATGTGATTAACTTACCCATCCAAGATAGATACCACAAAGATGGTTTTGTGAAACTACCTGATGGCGGGTGCGTTGACGCTAAGTACCGTGACATGGATGCAGGGCAAGTGTTCAAGCTACTCAAGCAGGACAACAAGCAGAAGAGACAGCAGGGCTTTGACCAACACGATTGGGATGGGGCGGCTAAGCTGACTGATGCACAGGCTGAAGAATTGAGCAAGGTGATTGACCAAGCGTTACGGCAAGGCAATATCTTTGCAGGCAAGGCAGGTGCGAACGTTGACCGCAACATACTTGAGATGCTCAAACCCAAGGTGGATTGGCGCGAGGTACTGCGTGACTTCATTACCAACTGCAAGCCCGGTGATGACTACACATCGTACAGACGCATTGACCGCAGGTTCATGAGCCAAGATGTCATGGCACCCACATCGTACAGCGACAGCGTGTTTCGTATAGCCCTTGGTGCGGATACATCAGGCTCTATTGATGACAAGGTGTTGGCAACATTCCTTGCAGAAGTTCAAGGTGTATGTGATTCGGTTAAACCCGAACTTGTGGACTTGATGTATTGGGGGCACAATGTAGCTGCACACGAAATCTACGAATCCGATTCGATCAGTACACTGCATCAAAGCACACGACCCAAGGGTGGGGGTGGTACAGAGCCGAGTTGCGTCACACGCTATATGCGTGAGCAGCGCATTGTGCCTGACTGTGTTGTCATGCTGACGGATGGTGATGTATTTGGTGACTGGGGCGGTGACTGGCCAGCCCCTGTGCTTTGGTGCATCAACAATAAACATACCACTGCACCGCATGGAGTCACGGTGCACATTTAAGGAAGTAATGGAACGGAACCCCAAATGTATGTATCGGATTGTGAAGATACCCACGACAGGGCGTTGGAAGATCACGGTATTTCAAGGCGCAGTAGCTAAGATGAATGCGTCTTATACAAACGAAGCATTGCCTGAATGGATACGCAAAGACGTTGCGTTACTGAGCATGGTGCACAACATGGATGACATACCTTCCATCGGGCACCGTGTAGGCGATGCGTATTGGTTACAACCAAAGGATAAAGATGAAAGCTGTACTGGAGTTTAACTACCCAGAAGATGAACGCAAACTACTGTATGCGATCAAGGGCAAAGAGATGTACGTAGCTCTTGTCAATCTCAGGGTACTTGTAGCAAAGCAGTTAACACACAAAGCGGATATGGCCGACACACTGAATGGTGTGCGGGATGTCATTGATGATATTTTTTATGAACTAGGAGAGTGAGATGAAAGAACCAGCATTTCCTTTAGTGGCGAAAGATAAAACTGGGATGATGATTAACATGGGCATGAGCCTGCGGGATTACTTTGCGGCTAAGGCTATGCAAGCAATTGTTAGCCGTGGCATTGTGAACGAAGTACCATTAGAAATTTATGCAACCAACGCATACAAAATGGCAGATGCAATGCTGAAAGCCAGAGAAGCATGACATGGCCGTTCCCCCCATTTCCAAACCCCAAGGACAAGAACGACAAGCGAGAGCCGAAGTTCAACCCCGACAACTACGAGGATGCACCGAGATGACACAAGATGAAATCATTGAAATGACTAGGCAAGCGGGAGGATTTGATGCAACACCTGCATTTTTAGAGCGCTTTGCCAAGCTAGTAGCACAACATGAGCGCACAAAACTGCAAGGGCAGATTGAAACTTTGCACGCTATGTACGAATTGGCAAGTAAGCAACGCGACTACCTGATGGAGCAACAAAATGCGCAAGTAGCCGCAATGAGAGGGAAGATGCAATGACACAAGATGACGATGACATTCAAGACTACGTTCGCCCTTGGGTAGGGCTGACGGATGAGGAGCGAGATTACTTTACGTACATTGACGAAAAAGATAAAGCTCGATTCCGCAAGTATTTTGACTACATTGAAGCCAAACTCAAGGAGAAGAACACATGAAACCAATTCAATTTGAAATAGATGAGATACCACAGACAGGAACTATTGACCAAGATGGAAACTTTAAGTTTTATGTTTATGGCTCAAACATGGGTGACGATGATTTTTCTGAGGCCATTGAAACTTTGCAAAAACTGTGGGATTTAGAAACGGATGTATCTCTCAAAGTTAACATCAAACTCAAAGATGTTTACGAAAATTTGTTTGATATGTACAACGCACAGGGCAAGATTGAAAAAGAAGATACACCGCTTTTTGAAAGCCTACGTAAAGACTGTCAATGGATTATTAACCAGATCAATGCATTGGAGATGAACACATGACCGACTGGACAAGCGAAGAAGACGAAGCCTTCAACGATGTTGAAAAACACAGCAATCTTGGCAAGCAGATTTTGCGTGGCATTGAGGGGCAACCCTATCACTACGATGTGTTTGTGTCGCCATCCCAACGCAACACAGTCTTGGAAGAAGTTGCCAAAGAGTTTGACGCAATGAAACCATTTGGTGATACCGCCGCAAGCTTTGCGGCATTTGTAAGGGGCATGAAGCGCAATGCCTAGACCTAAACCACCCGAGCCACTCAAGCACAGGTACTTACGTATGTCAGACAGGCATTGGATCATATTCAAACAACTTGGCGGTGCTGAATGGCTACGCGAACTTCTCGAGAAGAAAGCGCCCATGCCCAAGCAGTACTACGACACACTTTTACAGGAGAAAACTAAATGATTGAACTTGGAACGCAACTTGAACTCTTCCCAACTGCCAATGATATGCAGGTGGGAGGTGACCACTACATGGATAAATCCATACAGCCTTGGGACTTTATCATCAGCAACAACCTTGGCTTTCTTGAAGGCAACATCGTCAAGTACATCTCACGCTGGAAAGACAAGGGCGGGGTAGATGATCTGCGTAAAGCACAGCACTACTTAGCCAAACTGATTGAGGTGCAAGATGGAAAAGCTTAAGAAGAAAGACTGGGTAGCGTTGCGGCTCTTGTACCTCATACTGTCGTCAGACCCAAGCGCGGCTATGTTGCCTGATGTACAGAAGACAGTTGATCTGTATGGGATACGCACCATACTGAAAGCGTTTGAGTTGCTCAACCGAGAGATCGCCAACGACGGCAAAACTTTTGGGCATCCAGAGGTCAACCTGACAAGATACGTTGAAGCAAATGGAGAGCGCTATGGCCTCGACACCTGAAGTTAAAGTCAAGGCACGTGTGCGTGCCATACTTGATGCACTAGGTATCTACTACTTCATGCCCCCTGCCAACGGATACGGCAGGCAAGGCATACCCGACATCATCTGTTGCATGAACGGCAGGTTCGTAGCCATTGAATGCAAGGCAGGCAAGGGTCAGTTGACTGAACTACAAAAGCGTGAGCTTGACAAGATCATGAACGCTGATGGCCTGACCTATGTTGCACGAGAAGATAATTTAGTGGAACTCAAAGCCATGCTACAAGAAGAGATGGCACCCACACGCAAACGTGTGATTGTTAAACGAATCCCTGCACCACCCGGCACGGTATACAAATCAGCAAGCGAGATCATTGCCGAAGAAGGTCTTGATGTACTGCATAGAAGGCCAACATGACAACACTAATAACACTTGACTTTGAAACTTACTACGATCAGCAATACAGCCTGAAGAAGATCAGCACGGAAGAGTACGTGCGTGACAACAGGTTTGAGGTGATTGGCTTTGCCTACAAGATCGATGATGGCCCGACCTTCTGGATCACGGGCAACAACACGTACATTCAAAAGGTACTAGACCACCTGCCTTGGGATGATGCGCTTGTGCTTGCACACAACACCATGTTTGATGGTGCGATCTTGTCGTGGCGCTATGGCGTTAAACCCAAGGGCTGGCTAGATACCATGAGCATGGGGCGTGCCTTGCATGGCGTGGACTTCAGCGTGTCTCTCAAGTCAATGGCTGAGCGATACAAGGTGGGTGTCAAAGGCACAGAGGTTAACGATGCTGTGGGTATCGGGCGTGAGTTCTTTAAGCCATCGCACCTTGCCCAGTACGGTGAGTACTGCCGTAATGACGTTGAGTTAACGTACGACATCTTCCAGAAAATGATGAAGGCAGGATTCCCCAAAGGCGAACTCAAGCTGATTGATCTGACGCTGAGTATGTTCATTTACCCCGTGCTACGTCTGGACACCAAAGCTTTGGGTATGCACCTTGAAGATACGGTGGCACAGAAGCAAGCGCATCTGGTCAGCGCACTGAAGGCCGTGGGTAAGCAAGACCTTGCGGTCAAGCACATCCTTGGCGACGAGGAAACACGGGCAGAAGTACGCAAGACGTTGATGAGCAACAATCAGTTTGCTGAGATGCTCAAGGGTCTGGATGTGATAGCCCCCGTCAAGATCAGCCCCACCACAGGCAAGCCAACTCTGGCCTTGGCCAAGAGTGATGAGGCGTTCAAAGCCCTGCTTGAGCATGAAGATGTACGGGTGCAAGCCCTGTGCGCGGCACGCATCGGAACCAAGTCAACGCTTGAAGAGACCCGCACCCAACGGTTCATCGACATCAGCCACCGTGGGGCGTTCCCTGTGCCCCTCAAATACTATGCTGCCCACACGGGTAGATGGGGCGGTACAGATTCAGTCAACCTGCAGAACCTACCTAGCCGTGGGCCGAACGCAGGCAAGCTGAAGAAGGCGATCCTCGCACCCGAGGGTTATGTGTTCATTGATGCTGACTCTGCACAGATCGAAGCCCGTACGTTGGCTTGGGAGTCAGGTCAGGATGATTTAGTAGAGGCGTTTGCAAATGGCGAAGATGTATACAAGATCATGGCAACAGCTATATACGGCAAGAGTGAAGCTGAGATCACAAAGGATGAACGGTTTGTCGGTAAGACTACTATTCTTGGTGCCGGATACGGCATGGGTGGTGCGAAGTTCCAAGCCCAACTCAAAACTTTTGGTGCTGAAATGTCGACCGATGAGTGTGCGCGTATTATTTCGGTGTATCGTGATCGCTATGCAAAAGTCCCAGCACTTTGGCGTGAATCGCAGGAAGCCCTGAAATGTATGAGCCGTGGCATGACCATGAAGCTGGGTAAAGATGGCCTGCTCACAGTGAATGAGAAAGGCATCCTCCTCCCGAACGGGCTACACATCTACTATAACGGCTTGGCAGAAGTCATTCAAGATGACAAGCGGCAGTTTACATACCAAACCCGCAACGGCCCCAATAAAATTTATGGTGGAAAAGTTGTTGAGAACTTCACACAAGCCATTGCAAGGTGTATCATTGGCGATCAAATGCTGAAAATTGCTAAGCGATACAAGGTCGTGCTTACCGTGCACGATGCTATTGGTATTGTCGCTAGGCAAGAGGAAGCCGATGAAGCGCGGGCTTACGTGGAATCCTGTATGCGCTGGGTTCCCGCATGGGCTGAAGGTTTACCAGTCAACTGC